AAACCAAGTTCACTATGCCTGATGGTTCAAAGCAGACAATGCCAGTTAGATGGACTACTCCTTTGGGTTTTCCTGTGGTTCAGTCTTATTACAACACTGACTCACATAGGGTAAAAACCAAAATTAATGGGACACTAGTCTTCATGACAATGAGCAAAGAAACAGACCAAATATGCAGTCGTAAGTCTAGTCAGGGTATGGCTCCCAACGTGGTTCATTCTTGGGATGCAGCGCATCTCCAGCTAAGTGTGGCAAGAGCGAAAGAAGATGGCATTAATTCCTTTATGTTAATACATGACAGCTTTGCGACTCATTGTGCTGACACTGGACGCTTTGGTGGAATCATTCGTGAGGCAATGGTTGAGATGTATGAGACTTCAGATGTAGTTCATGAATTATATCTGGAGTTACGCAAACAACTCTTGCCTGAAGATATGGATGACTTCGCATTGCCTCCAGTTAAAGGCAGTCTGGACAGGGCAGCATCACTATCATCTCGTTATTCTTTTGCCTAATAGTTACCATATTGATTGTATTGCAATGTGACGATTATTAAATATTAAAGTTGCACCATAGCCAGACCTAAACCAAGCCCCTCAATTCCGAGGGGTTTCTTGTATATGGAGATTAATTATTAAAGACCTTACCGCAGAGCAAGCACTAGCTGCTCGCCTTCTACAAGCAGGTGAACCATTGCCTCTTGACCTAGCCGCCAAGCTTATTTCGCAGGGCGTAATCCTCGATGAGTTCATCGAAAAGCACATTAACTAATAGCGTATTTACGCACCTGACATATAGGAAATTATATGACCCAAGTAAAGAAGAAAACTAACAAACTACCTATGCACATCTCACCAAAAGGTCGGACTGAATGGGCTAAGTTATGGAAGCCAGATACAAAGTTTAATGTAGATGGTGAATTTGGAACCAAGCTAATCATGGATAACGCAGACGCTACAGACATCATGTCGATGTTAGATGCAGCCCATGAGTCAGCCATTAAGTCAGCACTAGCTGAAACTGGAAAGACCCGAGACAAGCTTCGTGTTACTGACCCTTATGTCGTTAACCAAGAAACTGGTGATGTCACTATTAAGCTCAAGCTTAAAGCAAAAGTAACCACCCAAAAGGGTGACAAGTTTGACCAGAAACCATTGGTCGTTGATGCAAAACGTAACCCCATCACTTCGGAGATTCCACTATGGAATGGCTCACTTGTGCGTGTTGGCTTTCAGGTCATTCCGTATTACACATCGCTTGCTGGTGCAGGGTTATCACTACGTTTACGTTCCGTTCAAGTCATTGAAGCATTGGCTGGTAACAGCGAAGCCACTAGCTTGTTTGAAGACGAGAATGGCTATGAGCATGAAGCCCAAGTAGTAGCTCCAGCAGCCCAAGGCTTTTCAGAAGAATCGGGGGAGGTGAATGAAGCATTCCCCTTCTAAAGACGTAGGTCTGAAGTACGGATTCCGAAGCGGATTAGAAGTACGGGTTGCCAAAGAGTTACAAGCTCAAGGCATCCCCTACACCTATGAAGAGGACAAAATTCAGTACACAAAACCTTCCCGACTTAGTACATACACACCCGACTTCAGGATTGGGAATCTGTACATCGAAACCAAGGGACGCTTTATGGTCGCTGACCGACAGAAGCACATCCTAATCAAAGAACAACATCCTGATTTAGACATCAGGTTTGTGTTCTCCAACCCCAAGCAGCGAATCTCAAAATCTTCACGCACTACATACGCAATGTGGTGTGAGAAACACGGGTTCCTGTATGCAAAGGAGTCGATACCACATCAATGGCTAATCGAAGCAGTACAGAATTAATTGTAATTCACTGCACCGCAACACGACCCAGCATGAAAGATGTTGGGCGAACTGAAATAGACGCATGGCATCGCCACCGAGGATTTTTTGGTGTGGGATACCACCACATTATTAAGCGTGATGGTGTTCTAGAAGAAGGTCGTCATCCAGACAAAGTGGGCGCACATGCCCGTGGCTTTAACTCTATTTCTATAAGCATCGCAATGGTCGGGGGCGTTACTGAAAATGACGTGAACGTACCAGAAGACAATTTTACCGAAGAACAATGGGTGACTCTTAAAGCACTCGTTTCAAGGCTGACGGAGTTATATCCAGACGCTGAAGTTCTTGGCCATCGTGACCTACCCAAAGTTTCTAAAGACTGCCCAAGCTTCGATGTGAAGCAGTGGTGGGCTGATGAAATTATTAAAGTAGCACCATAGCTAGACCAAAACTAACGCCTTCAATTCTGAGGGCGTTTCATCATTCTTATGAACTCAATATCTGAGAGAGAAAAAAATTATGACCCAAACAAATACAGTAATTAATCACCTGAATAACAACCGCAAGTTAACTTCAATTGAAGCGATAGGCTTGTACGGAATCACACGCCTTGCTGCTGTGGTTTTCACCTTGAGAAAGAACGGGCTTGACGTTAACACGACCATGAAGGATGGCGTGAACAAGGGCCAGTACGCTGAATACAGTTTAGCTCACTGACCATGAGGGAACATGACGACAGTCCCGTGGTGGGGCGTGAACCCTGCCCAGATTGTGGTTCCCGCAACAACCTAACCCGATACGCATCAGGCCGAGCTTATTGCTTTACGCCTGACTGCGCTCGACTTGAGTGGCCTGATGATGATGGCGAATACAAACCTCAAACTCCAAGGACTCGTATGGCTAGTGATTTAATAACAGGTGAAATCAGTGCGCTACGGCAACGTGGTATCTCTGAAGAAACTGCACGACATTTCGGGTACAAGATTGGTTCACACCGAGGCCAGCCTGTACATATTTGTCCATTACATAACGTAGATGGACAGTTAGTAGCACAACAACTGCGAACCTCAGACAAAGAGTTCCCCATCCTTGGCGACTTTAGTAAGACACCAATGTTTGGCACGAAGCTTTGGTCAAAAGGGAAGAAGGTTGTAGTCACTGAAGGCGCACTTGATGCAATGTCATTAAGCCAAATTCAAGACAACAAATGGCCTGTGGTTTCACTACCTAATGGAGCAGCAGGGGCAGCTAAAGCAATCAAAGCTAACCTGTCTTACTTCAATAATTTTGAAGAGGTCATCCTGATGTTTGATGCAGATGACGCAGGGGAGAAAGCTGCAAAGGCTTGCGCTCCACTGTTCGCTGCTGGTAAATGTTTCATCGCTACCATCAATGGTTATAAGGATGCTAACGAAGCACTGATGGCTGGTGCTAGTCGTAAGATTCTTGAAGCAATGTGGAATGCCAAGGTGTACCGACCTGATGGCATTGTGTCCTTAGCTGACATCCGTGAAGAGTTAGACAAACCTGTTGAGTGGGGATTGTCTTGGTACTTAGATACCTTAAACAAGCAAACCTATGGAAGACGAAAAGGTGAAGTCTACTGCGTGGGTGCTGGTACGGGAGTTGGTAAAACTGACTTCTTAACTCAGCAAATAGTCTACGACATGTATGACTTAGAGCAGCGTGTTGGAATCTTCTTCCTAGAACAAATGCCTACTGAAACCGCCATACGAATTGCAGGGAAACAGGCAGGTAAATTGTTTCATATCCCTGATGGGGATTGGACAAAAGAAGAGCGAAGCAAAGCATTGGACGAACTCACTGAGTCTGACAGGTTGCGCATGTATGACAGCTTTGGTGTGTGCGAGTGGGATGTAGTTAAGTCCAACATCGAGTACATGCACCATGCTGAAGGTATTGAAATATTCTACATCGACCATCTTACTGCATTGGCTACTGGCCAAGGTACAGATGAACGTGTGGAACTTGAACGTATCACATCAGACATCGCCAAGTTAGCCAAGAGACTGAACATCATAATCATTATGGTGAGTCACTTAGCTACACCAATAGGTAAGCCTCATGAAGAGGGTGGACGTGTGTCAATCAGACACTTCAAAGGTTCACGTGCTATCGGCTTTTGGTGTCACTTCATGTTTGGTCTTGAACGTGACCAACAAGCTGAAGATGAGACTGAACGTCAGACGACTACCTTCCGAGTTTTAAAAGACCGCTACACAGGCCAAGCCACAGGTTTGACCTTCCCACTTAACTACAACCATGTAACAGGAAAGCTCTACGAGGCTAGTCCATTTGACTCAGCCGCTTTAGCCACACCCTTTTAACAAGAGAGACTAATTATGTTTGATATTAAATTACATCCAGAAGTTGAAGATGCCTTTGATGATTTCACACTAACAATGACTGACTCTATGATTCAGGCAGACCTTGAAAACTATGAAATGCTAACAGTAACTGGGCTTGTTTCCCCAGCCATTCAAGGCTTTGTTAAAACCATGTCTGACCTGTTGGATAGGCGTGACCATATGAGTGAGCCAACTCAGTTAGAACTAGACTTAACGCTTAACTAATGCGCCTCGTCATAGACATTGAAACCAATGGCTTCCTTGAGCATTTAACTACAATCCATTGCATCGTTGCCTATGACTTAGACACCACCACACTCTACAGATTTAAACCTGAAGAGATACGTGAGGGTATCGCTCTTCTTCAGTCAGCTGATGCATTGATTGCTCACAACGGCATCAAGTTTGATATACCAGCAATCCAGAAACTCTTCCCTGATTTTAAACCGAATCAAGTCATAGACACTCTTGTCTGTTCACGCCTTATATGGTCAAACGTAAAGGACTTAGACTTCAGTCATTTCAGGAAAACTTTGCCCCCCAGGCTAATTGGTTCTCACTCGCTAAAGGCTTGGGGTTACAGGCTTGGAGAGCATAAGGGTGAGTATGGTCAGAAAGATAATGCTTGGGATGTCTACTCAGAAGAAATGCTGACGTACTGTGAGCAAGATGTCCGTGTCACTGTAAATTTGTACAACAAAGTGTTGGGCAAAGATTACAGCCAAAAGGCATTAGACCTTGAGCATTCTGTAGCTGAACTGATGTGGAAGCAGGAGTGTAATGGGTTTGTGTTTGATGAAAAGAAAGCACAAGAACTGTACATCAATCTAGCGGAACAACGTGACGTAATCTACCAAGAACTTTACAGCTTGTTCCCATCTTGGGTGGTGTCTGAAGGTACTAAAAAACCAGCACGTAGCTGCAAGTACAAAGACCCACACAAAGCTGACCGAACAAAGGATGCTTCTTTCACGGCCATCAAGGTTGTTAACTTTAACCCGTCATCACGTGCCCATATCTCCAATCGTCTTATCAATAAGTATGATTGGAAGCCCTCAGTCTTCACAGACAATGGACAGCCTAAAGTAGATGAAACAATTCTATCAAAGCTTCCCTATCCAGAAGCAAAGCACATGGCTACTTACTTCATGTTGCAGAAGCGTATTGGACAAGTATCAGAAGGCAAGCAAGGCTGGCTCAAGGTCTGTACCAACGGAAAGATTCACGGAAGTGTGAACCCGAATGGAGCAGTCACTGGACGAGCCACGCACTCTTATCCGAACTTGGCTCAAGTACCTTCAATGCGTTCACCTTATGGTAAAGACTGCCGTGAGTTGTTCACTGTTCCTAAACATTGGAAGTTGATGGGTGCTGATGCATCTGGCTTGGAGCTTCGCTGTTTGGCTGCTTACATGGCTATCTATGATGATGGGGCTTACGTTGATGTCGTCTTAGATGGAGACATCCACACTGTGAACCAACTTGCTGCTGGCCTACCTACACGTGAGGATTCAAAGCGTTTTATTTACGCTTTTAATTATGGGGCAGGTGACCAACTCATTGGTGAACTGGTCGGTGGTGGAGCCAAAGAAGGGAAGAAGATTAAGAAGGCATTTCTTGATAAGACTCCTGCTTTAAAACAGTTACGTGAGGCTATCACCAAAGCTGCTGGACGTGGCTTCATCAAGGCAATTGATGGTCGGCACATCCACATTCGCTCACCTCATGCTGCTCTTAACTCACTACTCCAATCTGCTGGTGCAATCATTTGCAAACAGTGGCTTGTGGAATTTGAGAACGAGATGCAAGCCCAAGGATATACACATGGATGGAATGGCGACTACTGCCTCTGTGCGTGGGTACATGATGAGATTCAAGTGGCTGTTCGTGAAGACATCGCTCAGAAGGTTGGTGAGATAGCTGTCTTAACAATTCAACGGGTCACTGAGGTGTTCAACTTTAAGTGTCCATTAGATGGAGAGTTCAACATTGGAAGCTCATGGGCTGAAACTCACTGAGGTACTAAGACGTGCCTATCAATCACCCTTTACGACACGCAGTGAATTCTCTCGCACTAACGCTGAGTGGATAGCTGTGTGTGCGTGTCAGGGTTTTATATCAACCAGTATTGTAGGTGATGACGAGTTCGGCAGAGTGTGGCATATCACTGTCATGGGCCTAATGCATCTACGAGAAACCAGAGGACAGTCTGATGACTGACGAAACTGTAACAGTGAATCGTGAATACCTGACCTACATAGAAAAAGACAGCCACTTGTTGGAATGCCTTTACAGCTACGGAGTAGAAGAGTGGGCAGGATTTAAAAAAGCTTTGGACATGTACCACGAAGAACTAAAGGAGTTTGACGAATGAAAGCTGAATACATTGACAGCATGGGCAGTGATGCCTCAGTTGTTCGTGCAGCCCGTGTGTCGTTCTCTTCAGACACCACAGAGTTTGATGAAGATAAGGATTGTAAGTTAATTAATTACCTTGCTAATCACAGTCATTGGACTCCCTTCGCTCACACCTCTGTGACTTTGCGTATGACTGCTCCTGTGCCTATTCGCACCCAATGCTTTAAGCACAAAGTTGGCTTCAGTGAGAACGAAGAAAGCCGCAGGTACATCAGTTCTAAGCCCACCTTCTTCATCCCTGACCAATTTAGAAAAGCTCCCAAAGGTAGCGCAAAGCAGGGCAGTGGTGAAGACATGCATCCGACAGGCAACAAGCATTGGAAGCGTCAGTTTCAGACAGTAAACACTGTTTGCCTAGAAGCCTACGAGACTGCTGTGGCTGGTGGTATGTGTCCTGAACAAGCTCGCTTTATGTTACCCCAAGGTACTGAGGTTTCTTGGTATTGGACAGGTTCAATAGCTGCCTTTGCACGTTTCGTTAAGCAGCGAACTGACCCTCATGCTCAAAAAGAAATCCAAGACCTAGCCCAAGAAGTATCCAACATCATTGAACCTAAGTTCCCTGTTAGTTGGAACGCCCTTATAGGAGAACACAATGGTTGAAACTTTAATGATGGTTCTTGTTTGTCTAGCCTTTTCAGTAGTGTCACTAGCCTTAGCTTTTAACTTTGCAATGGGTGCATACCTTGATTGGCAAGAACAGAACGTAGCAATTAAGCATGGTATTCAGGTTGTGACTAGGCGAAATATGGAAGCAGGAGAAGTCTATGACGACCTTACTGATTGATGGTGACATCGTGGCTTATCAAGCTGCGGCTGCTACTGAAGTCCCAGTGAAATG